TCACCAAGTTTCCAGGGCATCGCTGAACGCCGATTCCTCGTCCTCGGCTGCCGTTGGCGGGTCCACCTCCATCACCTCATGGTCATACAGGTCCGTCATCTGCGGCGAGACGTGCCCGGCAGCGTCTTGCTTGACCGCACGGCCGCCGCGTGTGTCGGTGATTCCGCGATGCTTGAGGCCGTGTAGCGCGAACCGTTCGGCTTTCGTGATGGTGCCGGCCTCAATCGCGGCGGTGATCAAACGCTGCCATGCCGTTTTGAGCGTTGATCGCGCCAATGGCGTGCCGGTCTGTGTGACGAGCAAGGGGCGTAGGTCCGGACGAAGCGGAACCGGCCGCTTGTGCGCCTCCTGCCGCTTGGCCCGGTACTCGCGAAGCCATCGCCATGCCCAGCGCATATCCTCGTTCCAACGCGTCACGTTGTCGCGCGACCCCTTCAGTCGGTTGCACAGAACGCCGCGCTTCAAAGCATGAGCATCGGTCAGTTCGGTCACCTCCATCCCGCGCAGGCGAGCGTTGTAGGCGAGAATCATCACGGCAGGCATGTATGGGGGACAGGAACCTTTGCTGTGCAGCGGCAACGCGGCGCGTTCCTTCGCGAAGGCCAGCACTAGGACGAATGGCTGTCGTTCGGGCATTTTCGCGTCGGCTTTTTCTTTCGCCTGCCGCACGCCCTGCGCCGGGTTCTTGGAGCAGTACCCCATGCGAATTCCCCAATTGAAAAGCCTGCGCAAGAATCGAAGCACGTGGTTTGCGGTCGAAGGGCGGCCAACGATTTCGGTCTGCCCCGGCGATGCTTCCCGTCCCTTGGCTATGGCCTCGATCAATCGCTGTATGCCGGGCACCGACATACGATCAACGGGCATCGCGGATAGCAAAGCGCCATCTCTTAGCTTGTACTCGCAAGCTATGTTGGCGTGGTGGTCATAATCGTCCCGCGTACCTTGAGAAAGTTCTCTGTATTCGGTGGATTCGCGGAATTTACGACAGACATAGCCCAAAGTGCCGATGGGTTCGGAACTGCGGCTCGCTTCAACGATGGCGTGAAGTTCAGATAAGACCGCATTCCCATAAGCGACTGTGCGCTTACGTGGCCGACCGGTATCAGGGTGCGGCTCCACTAAAAACCATCGGTTCTCACCCCAATACAGGCCGCGCGGAAGCGCGGCCTGTTCGATGTGCGAAGGGATGCCGGGATTAACTCCCCTTTTTCTTCCGCGACCCATCAGATTAAATCCTCCATTTTTGGCGACTTGTCAGCCGCCACGCCCAAGCCGATTGCAGCGTTGAGCGCATCCAAGGTTGTCCAGATTCCGCCGCGTCCATCGTGGTTGTAGCGAATGCCCAGGCGATCCGCCCAGCGGCGTACCGTCAAAGTGCGCGGCAGAGGGCCGATAGGCACGCACACGCGTTGAAGCGTCGTAAAGGGGACGATTCGTTCATTCATCACATTGCATCCATCAGGCGCGGCACGCGGCGCACGTAAAACGGTTGACTAACAACCCCGACACGCACAGCACGCGAACGCGTCCACCCGCGATTGACCGTGCAACATTGCAGCGATGACAGCGACGCGCATAGACGGTCAACGGGGAGCGACAGGCGACGACGGGCCAGGGCGCGGCCGGCGCGCTCTCCAAAGGAGCGCGCCGGCCGCCGAAGCGATTGATTGTTCGACCCATCGTTAGCCCCCTCGCGCAAACGCTAGAGGGAACTGCACAACGCCCGCCATGTCGTACTGCGGTTCTACTGTCAAAGGCTCGGCCCGACGAACGCGAGGGCGTGACGTGGCGTTGATCCATAGCCATTCCTGCAATGCGTCGCCCACGCTCGCGCGCTTGACGGTTTGGCGACACTCGCATTCCAGCAAATGACCGCCCCCCGCGCTCGCGGTGCGCCGGTCGTGCATGTGGCGGGCCGCGTGTCCGTTGATACACGTAGGCAAAGTGACTTGATGCGAAATCTGCCGTTGGGTCATGCGACCCCCCAAGTGCGGCGCACCGCCTGCGGCCCTTGCAGACGACGTAGCCCGGTGGCTGTAACGCCGCACGCCAGCAGGGCGCGGCGGAACTCGCGGCGTTGCGCATACTGCCGTGCGGTGTTGCCGAAGCGACCGGCAAATGCAAGCCGAACAATGAAACGTTGGATTGGCTTAGTCATGCGCGCCACCCTTGGCCGACGCTCGGGCAGAAGTTAGTGCGGCGATTGCCGTCGCCACGTCCTCAGGAAGCGGAATGAAATTGAGGTACTCGCAAAGTTCCTCGCCCAGGACGGTTTCGGAATCGTCCCAACGCGGATCGCGGCATCGCCAAGTGCCGGTGCCGATGCGCGCCCAGGTCCGTGCGACTGCGGCACCGTGCCCGGCGACCCGCGCCGTTTGCCGGATCGAGTCATGGCCTATGACCAACACGATTTCGATATTGACCGGATCAGGCTGCGGCAGTTTTTCGCGGAACTCGGCCGCCAGTTTTGCGCACGAAATCGCGCGGCGGTCCGAAAGCTTGGCGAGGTCTTCGGCGCCTTGAGCCAGAAGAACGCGATCCGCACTCGGGGCGAGGGGATTGCCGCGATGAACTTCTGCCATCGCTCGATTCTCGGCGGCTTCCGCGCGGTGACGCGCGTCGGCGGCGTCGAAATAGGCGATGGAACGGCGCAGGTTGCCGACCAATCGCGATTCGTCGCGGGCGAGCGTGCTAGCCTTTCCAGTGGTCCCGGTGCCGCGATCCGCGTGGGGTGCTGCCGCTGCCAGCTTCGGTTCGGTGCTGTGGTGCATGGTTCTCTCCATTTACTGCGTGGTGATGGCCTTGGGGAGAGCTGTAACTCTCCCGCCGGGGCCGCTCTTATGCTTCGCGCCGGAAGACCCAGCACTTTTTTGTTGCGTTGTTGATTCGCGAATTGATGGCGGTGTTATCCACGAACTTGCGCACCTGTGAGGTCCGCAATAGCCGTTTTAGTTCGGTCATGTCGCAGGGGAGCCGGCTACCGGCTTTGGATAGCCGGGCCTCAAGTTCCACTAGGCTGATAGCGATCAGTTTCTCGTCGCGGTGATGATTGAGCGACGAACCTTCGCTATCCCCATGTACGTAATCGAACAGTTCCCAAAATGTTTGCACGTGCGGGTGATCCGCGTTGATCGCCACTTGGCGTTCCAACGCCATGCCAATGAGCGCGCTATGCGTTTCGCTGTATTGCGCGTCCGTCATCGGGACAACTAAACGCAGCGCGTCCACGAGCGCCATGATTTGCGCGTGATTCTTGGCGAGTCGGCCGTTCTTCATATCGGCCAGGGCCATCAACTGATTCGAATAGTCGTTGGTGTTCTCGGTGATGATCTTCATCACGTCGCGTTCGCGCTGCGCCGCCATGAGCGCAAACCCGGACACAGCAGAAACGTCGATACCCGATAGCTGTTCTGCGATGGCCTTGTTGGCCGCGCTGTGCCGCTGCTTGTCGAACGTCATATGCACGATGCGTTCCATAACCGCGTTGCTTGCGCTAACCGCTGCGTTCTGTTCGATCAGGATCGATCCGCGAAACGGCGGGTCGTAAGTGTCAGTGCCCGAATTTTTCAAGCCGATGGCGCGGCCGACGTGCCCGTTATACAGCGGCTTGATTTCGTCCCAATCGAAGCGCTTCTGTTTGTTGTCATCTTCCTTGCCGCGATCCGACTCGATCAGTACGACGGGAAGATTCGCGCTTTGCGTGAAGGTACGCATCCGACCCGCCAGGGTCGATTTGGTTGGGTCTGTGCCCTCGTGGCCAGTACGCCCGACCAGCTTCCAAAGGAAATCGATCAGCGTTGATTTTCCGGTGCCGGGCTCGCCCGACATTTCAAGGAACGGCAGGCTCTGCTGTTTCGCTCGGATTTGTTCGGCGAACAAGGTTCCGAACCAGAAGGCTAGCGACACCATGCCTTTGACGCCGTAACAGGCCCAAATCATGTTCAGCCAGTCGCTGCGGTACTCCTCACGCTTGAGGTTAAGCGCAAGCCCCATGCTCTCATTGAGGCTCTTAATCGACAGCTTGCCAATGTCGAAATAGTCTTCGTCGTTGCGCTTGTAGATCACGCCATCTTTCACGGCTACGTCGCCGAACACGTAGCAGCCGTGTTCGCGGGTGTAGCCGATGAAATTGATCGTCTCGACTTCCTTGATATTGAACAGCATTTCTTTCATTACGCGATCCAGTTGGGGAGTGGTGCCGCTGAATTGCGCGCCACGGGCAACCCCGTAGGCACGTTTTTTGAACTCGCTTGCCGTCGCGATCTGCGTCGCGGTGAATGTGTCTTTGACGGGCTGGCCGCCATGAGGGAAGGCGATTCGGAAGTAATACCAACTCTCGTTGGTGAGTCGGTTTGACTGGAAATAGAGCGCGGTCGGGTTGAAGTTCGCGAACTCCGACACGGAAAACGAACGCTTCAATGCTTCGTCGCGTATTTCTTCGTCGGATAGATCGGAATCGCCTTCGCCGAGCTTGTCTTTGGCCTCTTTGTACGCGGCGTCATTGAAGGCGGCCCAATACATGCTGTTGCCGTGTTCGAAATGAAACGAGGCGCGTTCGGTGCGCTTGTAGATGAGTCGGGCTTTTTCGGTCGGCGTTTCCGCGCACAACAACGCGCCTTCGTACAAATACCCTTCGCGATCCTTTGGGGTGAGCGTTCCGCGTTGGTGGGCGTCGTTCCAATCGATCTTGTCGCGCCCCTGTCTCGGGATGACGGCGGCGGTCGCGGCCCAACCCTCGGTGCGCGCCCGGCGAACCCACCGAAGGGCGTAGCTGCGCCCGGCCTTGTCGTCGTCAAGCGCAAACACCAACTGCGGCAGACTGGCGCCGGATGCCTCGCATTCGGCGCGTATCCGCTTGAGCGCAATTTCTGGATAGTTGTTGCACGACATAAGCGCACGGGCCGCGACGCCGTTTAGCTCCAGCGCGTAGGCGTCAAAGATGCCCTCGGACAACCACAGTTGTTTAGGCGCCTTCGCGCTATCGGGCAGTTGCCACCATTCGCCGGCTCGATCCTTACCGGGTGCGAACTTGGCCTTTTGCTTTCCGAAGCGTTCGGGGCGATCAATGAAACGCTCCCACCAACTGCCGTTAGGAAGCGAAAATCGCACCGTCGCGGTGCCGATCCTCAATTCCTGGTCGTAATGCCGTTCCTGCGTGTAGAGGCCGCGCAGGCGGGTAAGCGCGAAGCCCCGCGCCTCTCTCAGATAGGCATCGGCGGCGGCGTGTGGTTCGGCGTCGGTCGTCTTGATGCGGTCGGAGTAGCTTTCGAACAAGTCGCGATAGATATCGCGGATGTAGATGACGGCACCGCAGTTGTTTTCGCGACCGCACTTGAGCGCGACAGGCTCCGATGCGTTGGCGTATAGCTCACGTTCGCCGCATTCGGGGCACTTGCCCTTTTGATACCAACCCTGGTCACTCTTGCGCTTGAACTGGTAATCCCGTTCAAGGCGCTTGACGATTTCGTGTTGCAGTTCTTTGCGCATGGGTTACTTCGGGCAATAGGAAGCCGTGCCCGGCCAAATGGCCGTGCGGGATGGCAGTAGGTAGCGAGGCGTCGCGAAAGACGCGGACAGCTAGCGGGCGCTAGGCTCAGTCATTGGCTGCATCCATGAGCGCAAGTTCCATTTGGTGAACGATGGTGCGGATCAAGACATTGCGGGCAAAGGGCAATTGCACGTCGGGATTCGGGCACGCCGAAGGTGAGGTAGTACGGACGGCGATCAAGTCGGCAACCCAGCTATGACCGCACATGTCGTTCGTGCATCGAAAAGTGACCTCGCGATACGTCGCGGTCATTTCCCGACTTGAACGCACGTTCGCGACGTGGCGGCAGTGGCCGCATTGCATGGTGAGTTGGCGACTCATGCTTACCGCTTCCCTGCGACCGCGCTCCGCTTGAGACCCAGGGCAACAGCCGCACGATGCGATTCGCCTCGATTTCCTTTGGTCGTGCCATACAGCGCGTGGTAAACCGCCGCCGTGGTTAGGTCGTTGTCGCGGGCGAACTGAGCCATGCTGATTCCCTGGCGATGGAGTGCCGCCTTGGCCTGTTCCGGGGTCCGAATCCGTGATCGATTTGACATTGCGAAAGATGCCGATAGGTTCTTGTAGATGAGGCTCCATCTTGGGGAAAAATATTCCTCATGTCAACGAACTATGGTGAATATTTTGGACATTGGAACTAGGCTCAAGGAAGAACGTGAACGACTCAGCCTGTCGCAGATCGATCTAGCAACGGCTACAGGCGTGGAAAGAAAAACGCAGGCGAACTATGAGGCCGGACGAAGCGAACCTACGGCGGGCTATCTAGCGCGCGCCGCTCACCTCGGCTTCGATATCAGTTATGTGGTTCTCGGCGTTCCTGCGGCGTCTTTGGCGACAGAGGAACAGGAATTGCTTCGTCGGTTTCGGGGCGCCACCGATGACCTGCGGGCGGGCGCACTAGCCGTGTTAGGCGTGTCGGGATCGGCTCGAACTGGCGTTCATATCGCGGGTGATGTCACGCATGTGAGTCACGGTCCCATGACCGGGGCGAATACCTACAACGTCGGCGGCAAGGGCGGGCGCAAAAAAAGGGGCTCGGCGGACTGACGCCAGAGGTCAACATCGGATCGCTTACGGTCAATGATGTACGTGCGCAGTCAGTCACGATTTATTGGGGTTTGCCGAATCAGCGCGGTGACGCGAGTTGGTTGGTTCGCAATGACCTGTTGGGCGCACCCGAATGGAAACAATGGGGTTTGCGTGCGCAGGACAGCGAACAGCGCAGCGAGACGCGAACAAGCGATCAACCCGCGCGCCAACACCGCATCAACCTTCTCAAATGTCGGGGCGGCAAGGCCCGGCAGGCTCGCGCAGATCGCGGCGCATTGCGCGAGACACGGAGTAAGGATTGCCGCGACGGTGCGTCGGGTATCTGCGAGTTGTGGTGTAGGAATAATCCTACTCAGAAAAACCGGATGAGCAAACACGGCAAGGCCGCCCCGGTGCAACACACGGGGCGTATGCGAAAGCGAAAGAGGACCCCGGCGCTTGAGGTCCATGCGGTCGATGCGTCGCGATCCTTCGCAACACGAAATGGCCTAGGCGTTCGCGCGAAGGTCGTCATCGCGCAATCGGACTTGTCGCCTACGCGGGTGTAGGAATTTCCCTCGGACTGAATTGTTCAGTCCGAAACCGCCTCAAGATCAAGTGCGGTCGAAAATCCGTCGTCGCCGGTTATCGTGTGCGTGGTCTTCGCGATCAGCCACGGTGTGCTGTCCATTTCCGGTTTGAACCCGCGCACGCGCACGCGCTGTTCGGGGTATAGCTCCGGGCGTCCCATCGCCAGCGTGTACGACAACGTGGCCGCGCCGCGCTGCACACGCGCCCATTCCGCGTTCGCTTGTTCGCGCGCCTCGGCCTCGCTGGCGTAGGTCTCTCGCAGTCGTTTGGCGTCGGCGCTCTCGCCCACCAACACCGACTTTCGATTCGCCCCCGCATGATCCGACCAATACGCGCGCACGCCGCTGTACTTGTCTCGGTCGGCATAGCCGAAGCGATGACTGTCGCCGCTTTCGCGAGCGATGACGACGCGCGGCAGGGCCGCGCCGGTCGGCGTGGTGCCGCTGCCAATCGGCGCGAATAGCAGACTGCCGCCCTTGATGGTTGCCACGGCGTCATATCGTTGGCCCAGGCGTGCCAATAGAGCGAGGTCGCTTTCGCTTTGGTCCAGATGCGCCAGCGGCACCGCCGCCAGGGCGGGCGCAATGCGTGGCTGCAAGCGATGCTCGCCGGCCAACTGGCGCAACACCGCGCCGAGCGTGACCCCGTGCCATGACCGTTCCTGTCGAGTCCGCAGCGGGCGCGTCAGATCGGCGCTGCGTGCGCGGATTGTAATCACGTCGGGCGAGCCGGAATGCTCCACCTCATCAACGGTAAACGTGCCTTTGTCCACCAGACCGCTACCGCGCCAGCCCAGCGCAATCGACAGCACCACGCCACGGCGCGGCAAGGCCATTGCGCCGTCGTGGTCGTGAATCCGCAAATCGAGTTGGTCGGCCTCGCCGCCTCGCGCCTCAGTAAGCGACAGGTCGAGCAATCGCGGCCGTAGCCGGTCGGTCAGGTCTTTACCGTCGAGCGTCACTCGCCAATCGGGGATCGCGTGCGCGGGGCTCATGCGCGCCCCCGCTGGTCAAGTTCGCTGTCGTCGTCGGCCCTAACCAGCGTCATATCGAATTCGATGCGGCGGGCGGCGCCATCGGCAAATAGAAGTGTGCGCGTCTCGTTCAGATCGCCAATCACGAAGCCGCCGTAAACCATGCCGGTGCCTTCGACCAGGGCGAACACCTCGCCCGTGTTCGCCATGCCGCGCAGCACGTCGAGCGATATCGGCGTGCCGGTCAGGTCGGGCGCGATCAGGCCCGAAAGACGGATGGTGTCATCGCCCGGCCCGACGTACTGACGCGCCGCACGGGCGCCGACGCGATCCGAGCCCGGATGGCGCCATGACGTGCTCCGCTGGAACTGGTCATAGGCCAGCGTCGGAAGCGAGAACACGAACGTACCCAATGCCATCATCATGAGTCAGTCGTAGTCCGTGAAGGTGGAACGTTGGCGCGCGGATTTCTCGCGCTCGATCTTTGCCAGCTCGACGCGTACGGCCGCCGCAATATCCTCGGCGCGGGTGCTGCTGTCGGCGTGAATGTTGATGACGATGGGCGCGGATGCTGCGGCAGGCTGCGGAGCGGAGCGCGGCGTAACCGGCGGACGTTGATCGATCGCCACGGCTGGCGCCGACGCGGCGCCTATCGCGAGCGCGGCGCCTGCGGTGCGCATTCCGTTAGTCAGGCGCGACAGCACGTCGAGCGGCGCGGACTGGCTGCGATCCAAGCCGACCGCGAGTCCGGTCATGGTGTGATCGCCGAAGCTGGCGAACACGCGCGATGGGCTGCGTATGTCGAGCCGCTTGGCGAACCATCCGGCGACGTTGCCGGCGACGCCGGTCATAGTCGATTTGAGCGCGTCGAGCCTCCCCAGCACGCCATTAATCAATCCTTGCACCATGTCGCGGCCGAAGCCCAGGAATCGCGCGGGCCAGCCCATGAGCGCCGAATTGATGGACTCCCATAGCAACGCCAGCGCACCGCGCAGGCGCGGGCCGTCGCCCGTGAAGATGCCGACGACGGCATTCCAGCCGCCGCGCACGATCCCGAACACCGAATCGATGAGCGTTGCGAAATAGGTTTTGATCGCGCCCCAATTCGAAACGATCATCGCCAGCGGCGAATAGGCAACCACAGTTTTCAACACGCCTGCCAGCATCGTCACCAGGGCGACCACGGCGCGAATCTGCCCGGCGACCACGCCGCCCAGCACTTGGCCGAACGAGCGGCCGTTCTCGGTCGCGCCCGCCAGTTGCGCGGCCGTGGCTTCGAAGGGGGAAAACAGATCCCGCACCACGCCCCACACGGCCGACAACGCCGCCGTGATGCCGTCCCACAACGGGCGCAGCGGCGAGAGCGCATCGACCAACACCGCGCCCAGCGGCGCCAGTTCGGCCAGGGCGGGGCGAACCGCGGCGGTGAAGCCTTCCCACAGCCCGATGAAAAACGCCTTGATCGGCGTCCAGAATTTCCAGATCAGCAACGCGGCTACGGCCACCACCGCAATGACGGCCAGAATCGGCGCAGACAAGCCGCCCAGGATCGGGAGCAGCATGCGGGCACCGTTTGCGAGCATCGGCAACACGCGCGCGCCCAGGCCGCCCAGCGTGGTTTGCGCCTGCGTCAGCGCCGGGCCTAGCGCGGTGAAGCCGTAGCGGATCACGGCCAGCGGCGCCAGGATGCCGGCCAGGACCAGGGCGAGCCCCGCCAGCGCAGCGAGCAGCACCGCACCGGCCGCAGCCGCTTTGACCAGGCCCCCGGCCAAGGCCGGGTTTTCCTTGATCCAGACGCGGGCGCTTTGGGTCAGGCTCTTGAACCGGTCGCCCAGCTCGCGCAGATCAGGCGCGAGCAAGGCGCCGGCATCCGCGCCCAGGTTGCGGCCGGCATCCTTGGCGTTGGCCCAGATCGCGGACACGTTGCCGGCGCGGGCCTGCGCCTCGCGCAGCGCCGATCCTTTTTGCTCGGCGGCCGTGGTCAACGCGATTTGCCTGCGGTACTCCTCAAGGTTGTTTGCGAGCTTGGACGCGTCGTCGCCGAATTCCTTACCGAACAACTGCGTCGTAACGGTCAATTGATCTTCGGCCGGTAACCGCTTGACGGCTTCTAGAACGGCCTGAATCGTTCCCTGTGAGTCGGTCACCATGCCTTGCTGCAAACGCGTCGCGTCGAGTCCCAGCGCCCGCAATCCGGCCTGGAAGCGCTTTCCCTGCATGGTGGCGATAGACAGCTCGCGCACCATCGCGTTCGCCGCGCTGGCGGCCACCTCGGGCGCGCTGCCCAGCGACAGAAACGTACTGCCCAGCGCAGCGGCCTGCCGGAAGTTCAGTTTGTCGGCGACGCCGCCCAGGCGTTGCAGCACGTCGATAATGTCGCGGCCGTTCGACTGCGCGTTGTCGTCAAGGTAATTGAGCGCATCACCGAGTTCATTGATGCGGTCGAACGGCACTTTGTAGAGGTTGGCGACCTTGCCCATGCTCTCGCCGATTTCATCGGTCGGCATGGTGAAGGCATCGGCCATGATCGCGACCGACTCGGTGAACTTGATCAGGTTCGCTCTGCCCTGAACGCCCATGCGCGCCGATGCTTCCGTGATCGCGGCGAGGTCTTCGGCCGTGCCGGGCAAGCGCTCGGACATGGCTTGCAGTTCCCGCCCCATCTCGTAATAGAGCGGCGTCAACTTCCCTTGTTCGTCGCGCGCTCCCTTGACCTGACGCGCAACGCCGGTCATCGCGTCTTCGAAGGACGCATAGGATTTGATGGCGAACGCCAGCGGCGCGGCCAGGGTGCCGGCCGCCGCGCCCAGGCCCGCGCCCGCAGCGGCCAGCGCGCCCGCCTGCTGCTGTGTCTTCGCCATGCGCTGCTGCGCCGCCTGCGCCTGCCGGGACTGTTGGGCGAGTCTTCCAAGTTGTTGCCGCTGCTGTGCAATGCGTTGATTGGTCTGCGCCATCTCGGCCGCCAACCGGCGTTCGTGGTCGCCGAGTTGTTTGGTCTCGATGCCCGCAGCGGCGAGCCCTTCCTTTGCGCCCTTGAGGGCGCGCAGTTTGTTGATGTGCGCGAACCGGAGCTTTTCGGTTTGCCGCTCGGCCCGCGCATAGTTCTGCGATAGCGTCTTGCTCGCGACGCCGCAGCGTTCCATCTGCGCGCGCACGTCCGCCAGTCGCTGCTGCTGCGCCTTGAGCGCTTGGCCGCTCGCATCGGCTTCGTTCTTGAGCCGGCGAAAGCCGGCAATCTGCTGCTGTGCGCGGTCCAGTTCCTTGAGTCGGCCTTGGGTCTCGCGCAAGGCGCGGGCCGTGGCTTCGCTGGCGGCGGCGATCCGCTTCATGGGCGCACTGGCGCGGTCGAGCGCATCCAATCGCACCTTCAAAGCCAAATCGCCGCCGTTGCTCATTCGTCCACGCCACTCCGCACGCGGGCGCGCTCGCGCCACTGTGCTAACTCAGAAAGGGAGAAATCCGCCATGTCGGCGGGGGTCCAACCGAAGATGACCGCTATATCGGCCATCGCGTCATCTACGCAGGCAGGGAGCCCGACCGCTGCGCTTTCGTCACGAAAAAATCGCCAATCGCCAAGCCGAATTGCGCGGTGTCTGCCGGATCGAGCTTTGCCACTTCGAAGCTGTTCAACATCGGTTGCGTGATGCGCGGCAACACCTTATGCACCGCGTCAATTTCCATGCGCATCAGGTCGAGCATGGACAGGCCGCGCAGCTCGCCCGAGACGGGGCGGCGAACGGTCACAGTGGTTACGAGGGTGTCGCCGCGCTTGAACGGCTGTTCGAGCGTGATATCCACGCTAGTGACAGGATCGGCTTGCGCGGCTTGAATCTCGGCCGGGGTGGTCTTGGACATGGGAGTTCCTTGCGGTAGAGAAAGACAGCGCCCGACCTTGCGTCGGGCGCGGGGTTAGTAGCCGATGGCGGCGCGCTGCTGCGCGAGGCGGTCCACACCGCCGACGATCTCGATCATGTTCATGAAATCGATTTCGATATCGGTCACACCGTTAACAATGATCTTGTAATAGCTGCACGTGGTCTTGAACGTGGTTTCGGTATCGTCGCCGGCTTTGACGGTGCCGAACGTGATTTCCTTGTGCCGACCGCGCAAGACGAACTCGACCGCCATAATTTCCGACGTGTCGTCGCGCTGGTAGGCGCCGGCAATGCGCAGCGGCACCGCATCGTGACGGGTCGCGCCGTACTGACGCAGCGCGTCGCGGACGAAGCCGCCGCACTTCCATTCGAAGATCATCGGGCCATCGGGGCCGAAATCGATTTCGACCTCGCCATTCATGCCGCCGCCGCGATATGGCTCCATTTTTCGATTGAGCGGCGGCGGGGTCAGTTCGTTGACCAAACCCAGATAGCTTTGACCGTCGATGAAGGCGCCGAAATTTTTGAGTTTGGCGGGAAGTGCCATGTGGTCTCCAAGGCGAAAGGGGTTAGGCGCTCAAACGACTGGCGAAGTCGTTGATGTATTCGTCGGTGATCGTTGCAGCCAAAGTCAGGTCTTCCATCGGCGGCACGGGCGTGTAGTCGTAGGCAAGGCGCAAGCGGCCTGCGGCAATGGACTCCTTCGGGTTCGCGTCGGGGTCGAACCAGCATTTGCCGCCGAGGATGTAGCCGCCGTTTTTCCAGGCGCGGAACTGAGCATTCAGCGATTCGATGATGTCTTTGACGCGCTGCGGCGTAAGCGGGCTATCGACGTCGGGAAAGCAATGTTCGGCGAAGGTGTCGGCGATGACTTGGCTGGTGCGAACCGCCGACTCAAACGCGAATCGCGGATCATCGCTGCACGTCCGCGAGCCCCAGAAGCGGGGGCCTTTGTTGTTGATGAGCGTCGTCACGTCGCCCGCATTGAGGTAGCCGGCGTCCGTGTTCGGGTCTTGCAAGTCCCAATGCACGTCACGCGACAGGCCGGTGACGCCATTGACGGCGACGTTCGACAGGGTTTTGTGCCAGCCCTGTTCTTGATCGATGCGGGCACGCAGGCCGAGCGCGCGGGCGACGGCAAACGCAGGTTTTGCGGTGCTGGTGACCGTGTCGAACGCCACAAAGTCCGGCCAGACAATCATCACTTCGCGCTGCGCGAACGATTTGCGGTACAACACCGCGTCTTCCTTGGTCGCGCTGGTGCCGGCGCTCACGTAGGCCATGCCGCGCAGTTTCTGGGCGATGGTCGCCAACGCCACCGCGACCGGCTGGGTATCGACGCCGGGCGCGCCGAGAATGCGCGGGCGCACGCCGAGTTGCACTTGCGCCGCGAGCAGTGCGGACAAGCCGGTATAGCTGCCGGTCTCGGTGCCGCCGATGACGTTGCTGGTCGTGGTCGCATCATCCGTGCCGGTCGGCACGCGCACGACGACGACCAGGGGACTGCATTGGTCGGCGATGGCTTGCAGTGCCGGGCGCAAGGTGCCGTTAACGCCGGCCTTGGCAATGGCCTTGCGAACGTCGGTCAAGAGCACGGGACGGTTGAGCGGAAACGCGGACGCGTCGGCGTCGTTGGACGTGCAAACCATGCCAATGACGGACGTGGAGACGGTGCGGACGGAGCGCGCGCCATCCTTTACTTCGGTAATGCGAACGCCGTGGTGATAGTCGGCCAAAGGAAACTCCGGGGTGGGTTACAGGCGAATGGGGAGAGGGAGCGAAAGAGAGGCCGGCACGCGGCGGCCGGCGCCGTCGATCCGCTGCCCCTGAAGTTCCAGGCGGGCCGATCCCGGCGTGTCACCCGGCGACAGGCCGACGCGGGTCAGGCGAAAGCGCGGCTCAAACCGTTGCAGCGCCGTTGCGGTCGCGCCGAACAGGCGCACGCGGGTGGCTTCGTTCATGGGTTGGTCGATCAGCTCGAACAACAGCGAGCCGTAATCGCGGCGCATAACGCGCGAGCCGATGGGCGTGGTCAGAATGTCGGTGATGGACTGGCGCAAATGCGCCTCGCCGTCGATCCGCTTGCCGGTGTGGCGGTCGGTGCCGATCATCCGGGCGGCCCCGACAGGCCGGTGCCGGGCATGACGAGTTTGTGCGGATGGGTCGCAAGGCTCACGCCGCCGCCGACGACATCCTCGGTCGCCTCGGCCTTGCCCTTGATCGACGCATTGCCGTTGATCGTGGTCGCGCCGTTGATGGTGACCGGGCCGTTTAGCGTGATGCCGCCATCGGCCGACAGCGTGGCCGTGCCGCCGCTCGGCAAGGTCGCGTGCAAGGCGTGCGCGTCTTCGTCGTAGCTGATAACCGCACCGTCGCCGTAGCGGTTTACGTGGCGGTTCTCGCCGTCATCGGGCGCCGGGTTCGCTTTGCTGTAGAGCGATCCGAGAATGAAAGCGCGCGTCGTCTCGCCTTGCGGGCAAACGAGGATGACTTGTTCGCCGACGCTGCGCGGGGACCAATTCGAGCGCTTGCCCGCGCGGCCCGTGCACCAGGGCAGAAAGTCGGTTGTGAGATCGCCCGACGACACGCGTGCGGTTTTTGAACCGTAATCGACTTCGGTAATGGTGCCGATGCGAATCATGTTCGCGATCTTGCGCAGAATGTCGGCGTTGTTTTGCATGTCCCCAGGATCGGCGCCGGTCGAATCGCGCGCACGACAACGCGCACGTGTAACGGCGTTACACGTGCGCGGTTCGGGTTAGCCGTCGCTTACGACAGAAGCAGAGAAGTTCAGGTTGAAGTTCAATAGGATCGCGCCATCGGATCGGCGACGAATCTGCACGTTGACTGATGCGGACGCGCTGCGTGATTGGCCGTTGCTAGCGAATATTCCTAGGCTGCAAGGTTGGTCCGAACTTATCTGCCGCCAAACGTTGTCAGCGCCGTTCAATGAGCCACCAGAACTAACGCCGAGATTCTGATACTTGATGTCGTACGCGGCGCCGGGGCTTCCGGTGCCGGGCGCCCAAGTGCCGACGCCGGGCGCCCCTGCGTCAGTTGTCCACATGACTTGACCCGTTGCACGGAAGCTGACGAACGCCGAGGAACTGCCGCCGGTCGGTGGCACCACCTGAAGATCGCTGATGTGGTCAGGAACACCGCCTCTACTGATATACGACGCCGTGCCCTTCGCGGCCCACAAGTTGGACACGTCCACGTTGTTGACGCGAAAGTTCACGTCGGCACGTTTCCTGCCGTACTGGATATGCGCGAATCGCAGCGGCTGGCCGTTGTGGAAACAGCGCCCCGCCACAGGACCGTCACCCATAATGTCCGGGTCGAACAGGTCTTCGAACAGCAGGCCTTGGTGCTTGATGAGCGTCGCCATGCTTATGCGCCCCGTTCCAACTTCGCAAGACGTTGATGCACGCGGTCTACCCGCCGAGTCAGTTGGCGGACCAATGCGGACAACTGCTGCACCGCACGAATCAGCACGGGAATCAGTTGGATGTACTCGACGGCGGCGTACCGCTTGCCTCGGAACAGCACCGACTTTTTACGCACCGCTTCGGGGATGATTGGCGCGAGCTGTTCGGCGATCACGAAGCAACGGCGGCGCCCGTCGCTTTGGAAGTCGCTTTTGTATTGGCCGACCTTGACCCGGATACGCTCGATTTCAGCCAGGCCATAGGGCAGGGCCTGCAAATCGGTTTTCAGGTGGCGCGACGAGCCCGTGTTCAAGCCGCCCGGCATAGAAACCGAGGCTTCATTAAAGCTGTAGTTGGTCCCGTCCCAATACAGATAGCGGTTCAAGCTGGCGTTGAGGAAGATCACGCCGGTACCGTCGCCACGGTCTGCGGTTACGTCACGAAAGCTCACGTTGTCCCGACGCACCGCGTAGCGCGTGTCCAGCGTGCTTTCGTGCAAGTGGCAACGCTCCCAGGCAGTCCACGTTCCGCCCGACTTCTGTCGCCGCCAGAGGTTGCGAAAGTTGGACGCGAACGTCCAGACGGTTTGTGTCTGCCAATCGCTGTTGTGCTGAACAACTTCGCCGATGAACCACTCGCCCGCGATAGGGGCGTTCGCCGCGCCTGACGCCATGTACCAACCGTTTTCCGTCGCGGTGTTCCAATCGCCAATAGTCTTTCCGACGCCACCCAGGCGGCCGGAGATATCCGTGCCGTCGTGTTGGTGGGCCTTGTTGGCGCGGCTGTCCAAAGCGGGTTGCAGGCCGTTCACGTCGGCGATGGCGTGTGTATGCGCCAGCGGCTTATAGGCGTCGGGGCGGCCGGTGACTTCTTCGAACGTCGGCCAGCGCCGCGCGGTATCGGGCACCCCGTCCAGTTCGGCCCAGGCGTGGCGATGTGCCTTCGGGGTGAAGTCACTCGGTACGTTGGTGAGATTTCCGAAATCGCGGTAGAACGCGCCGTGTTCGCCGTCGAGCTTGTCGGCATCCAAGTTATTGCCGTGGCCCTCGTTGCGCACCGACGCGGAACCCAGGCCCAGCGATCCGCGCAGGGCCACCGCGGTTGCCGCTGCCAACAGCGTTTTTACAAATGCGCTCGGGGCGTTCTCGCCCAGGCGTGCGTCTACCAATGCTTTGCCGCCGAACGGCGTCAGGGCGCGCGTGTGGTCTGTGCCGGCGATGGCCTCGACACGGTCGGCAATCTCTACAACACCTTGCACGGTCTCGGTCGCAGGCGGGTTCAACCAGTACGTGTCACCAAACACCAGCGTCGTCGCGTCGATCCTTTGGAAGCGCACGTCGGCGGTCAGCAGCATGGACGCGGCCGCGCTCTTGTCCAGGATCACGCCGGGTTGGCTGTAGATGGCAAACAACGTGCCGTCGCTCAGATACAGACCGAACGCGCGATAGGCGTACTGGCCCGGGCCGTCGTCGCGGATGGACAGGTGCAACGTGTCCTTAGCGACTGCGACACCGCCGAAGCTGGTCAGGCGCATGAACTCGCCGGGAAGGGCGGTCATGTCCTCGGTGCTGGTGAAGGTCGCAGCGCTCAGGCCGATATGCGTCACGGTGACCGGGTTTGTCCCGGTGTTGGTGCGATTTACCAACGCTCGATAGCCGGCGCTGGTAACAGTGATGAAAAGTCCGCTCACGAGGTTGCGTTGTCCTTGGGTTCGATGGCTTGGAACTGCAAGCGGCGATGCACGGCGACGCGGGCCGCAGCGGCGACGCCAACGCCGCCGACGGCATAGGCGCCTTGCGTGAAAGTGAAGTGCGACCGCACGGGTTTCGTTCGCGCGATTTCCGCGATCACGTCCGCCACAAACTCTTTGGTGGCGACCTGTCCGGCTTCGCCGGAGACGGTCAACTGCACGTCGAACGTGTGCGGCGGCCCCTTGGGCTCCATCTGCCACCATTCGCGCAACACCACTGCGCCGCCGAACGCGGACACCACGTCGCGCACGCTCTGCGCCGTGCCCTTGCGGCGCTGAATCTCTGTTGCGGTGCGAACACGGGCGCGCTTCACGTGTTCGGACCAATACGGCTTCCAAGAATCTATCGATCGATCCCAGGCCAGCCACGGCAGGAACGCAAGCGGACACCGATCCGGGTCGCGTATCTCGCGCAGCGGAATCGGAACCTCTGTAACTGCCGCGTTGGTGGCTTCTAGGGCGCGTTGGAATGCGGTTGCGTTCGGCGGTAGCAGGCTATTCATCGACGCCGCCAACGGCGATATCCACGGCCGTGCAGTTCGTGGCTTGGGTCCGATCGATCACGATATCGGCCGCAGGCGAGTGCAGTTCGACGCGCTGCACGCCTTCGGAGTGCAGGACGGAGAACAGGCCCGAGCGCGGAACGTCGCGGCCGAGTCGGTGCGACTCTTCGATGTAGCGACGCAGCCGTTTGACGGATTCGTCGATGACCAATGACGAATCGGGGCCGGCGTAGGTGTAGACCGTGGCGCGTACTTCGAACGGCACGATGCGCGCCGACTGCACTTTGACGTAATCGGTCAGCGGCCGAATGCGGTCATCGGTCAACACGCGTTCAACCGCACTCACTAAGGCAGGCGATGCGGTGCCATCGCCGCGACGCGCCAGGACGGTGACCAGCACCTCACCGGGCGCCGGGCTGGTCGCGCTCGCGTCCAATACGTCCGGGTCTGCGCTGAGCGCATGGAAGATGTAGGCGCCTTCCGGGCCGGCGACCGAGAAACCTTCCGGCGCCAGCTGAATGCGGCGGCGAAAGTCCGCATCGCTTTCGAAGATGGGCGGGATGCCGCGCGATGGGTCGCCGGGATCGAGCATGTAACGCGTGATGTTGTCGCGTGCGCCGATGTGGTCAAGATCGGTCCCTGTTGCATAAGCGAGCATTCCGCCTTTCGCGGCGTCGTTGACGCGCTGGCGGAACACCAATTCGCGATAAGCGCTTTCCTGCAAATGGATGATCGACGGATCGGATTCTGTGAGCCCGTCGAAGTCCGGAAACAGCTCGCGGAATTTCGCGATGCGCTTCGCCAGGATCGTTTCGTAATCCAGCGGTTCCACCAGCGCGGGCGGCGGAAGACGCGACAGATCGACGGCGGTAAAAGTGGACATGGCGGACCCGGTAGAAACTCGGGTCAGATTCGCGCGCGCACGTCGATGGGCCTACGAAGTGCCTTTGTGTAAGCGGGTTTTACCGTCTCACCGGGTGCGACGTGCGGGCGTAGACTGCGGGCGTCGAGCCTTGAGGGCGCAACCATGCGCAACCCACCTAGAAACCCCTACCTCGACCATGATTTGATCGAGCTTGCGGCCCAGTGCATGCAGCGTTCGCGCGAACTGAAAGAGCGGGTGCAGCGAACGCCAGAACAGCGCGCCGCGTTGGCCGACGATACCGCCTTCTTATTGACCGCCGCCGGCTCCGCGCTGGACTCAAGCGAGTACATGCCGGGAAATCCCGAATACGCATCCCGGAGTGAGGGCCGTATTTCGACAACGGAATTCATGCGGTGGCATCTGCGCCACATCCATAACTCCCGCTATCGGACTTATCTGCGAGCGTTGGACCTAGCGGCGGGCAAGAGCCGCGAAGCGTGGCGCGTTGATGTTCTCATCGACGGCAATAAGCCCGACGCGCTGGCCGTGGAAAGTGATGAAGGGTTACGCGCTGTGCTTGACGAGCTAGCGAAGCTACCCCGTTGGGGCTATCGACGGCGCGGTTAAATGGATGTTGTGGTCGGAGCTATTGGTCATGCTGTCTAAAGAGCAATGGAGAGAACAAATTGCTCAGGTCTACATCGCTGAAGATCTCTGGTTCCGCACCAGCCACTCGGGAAACAGATGGCGAAGGTATCTGGTGGATAGTCAGCTCAATTTCATCCCGCCGGTCATCAAGCAAAGATAGCGCGTGACTGAGCTCTGTCATAGAAATGTTTGAGTGACGCGCGAGCCGTTTCAGTGCACGTCCATAGTCATCTAATTCGGATAGGGACTCCGTCTGATAACTCATTGATGAGGTGTGTTCAATCTGGTATCGAATTCCGTCAGCGACATCCAATTTTGCATGATCGCTAAGCAACCCATCCGCCGCGTCTACAGCTGCCGCCATTTGAGTCAGCTCCTCGCCGCTTAAGCCTTCCTGCAAGAAGCGAATCAATGTTTTCTCTAGCACCGCCAATAGCTTCTTGCGGTCAGGAAGTGAATCATATTCTGCTTCTGAAAGATCTAGAAAAATATTCGTCATATCTTCCAGGTCTCGCCACGACCGAAATGGCTCTGCTGGGTTTTCGGCATACGCTAGTGCTGAGGCTGCCAAAGATTTTTCGCCGGTAACCAGCCACCATTCAAGTATCACGCGAATTCTCTCGGCGTTTTGAAGGTCGCGTGTCTCTAGTGAGTTAGGATCTTGATGGCTCTGCCTGAAAAGAGGAATGCTTCGGAATGATTCAGCGACTGGCACCAAAGACAATACCAATTGCCTGTGCTGGCCATCACCCAAGTCGATGGCTTGAGCGTGCCTCCAGAGATTTCTCGCCCAGCGCGCCGATTGCGCGGTTGGTGCGATGGTGCGGAGCAATGCAAAATCGCTCAGATAGTCGGATAAGTAGTCGCGAAGCGAAGGGTTGACGAACGAAGCGCTGCGACCTGTGAGAGCGATGAATCCGCCCTCTAGAATTCTAATGGACTCAACGAAATCTTTGGGCGTAGAAGACAGCCGGTGCTTTTCACATAGGACCGCGTGAAGTGCGTCGTAAGCAATGCGCAGGTCATCAAGGTCCGCGCCGTACTGTTGCATAAAGAAAAGTGCAATTAAGAGGTGCTGACAGTGCGGCTTGAGGTGCGTGCGGAACGCGGTATCCCAAAGATTATGGGGGTTGTCGAGGGCGCCCATAAAGGTGCCAACATATTCATCTGGCGCCACGTTCTGAAGACGATTCACATCCGTCATCCACTCAATGACACGAGGATTGTAATTCGGATGATCGATGATGCTGGGCAATTCTCCGCTGAGGATCAAGGCTTGCACGAACGATAGCGGCGTGCTTCGGGCCAGCAAGTGGTTGTATAGGATGCGCGCCCTAATTCGGCGTGTATATATTCCCACGTCCAGGATGTATTTGTTCATATCTAGCTGCGGATCGGCTAAATGATCTGACAACCTTCTGGCTTCTTCGAAGATGTAGGCGCGAGTGGTCATGATGAAGCGCGCGTTACCAGTGGAGCGGATTTTGCGAATGAATCTAGCCAGTTCGGAGTCTTTTGCAGCGAGGGTCTTCGGATCTAGGGCGATTTGGCCTAGAAAGTCATCGAAGTAGTAGACGCGGTGTCGTGAATCGTTCAGAGCGCTAAAACCATCGTCAAGGCTGCGAATGGGTATGTACTCCCAGTCTTTCCCGATATAGCTATAGGAAAGCATCTCGGCCAGCGTAGACTTCCCCACTCCTGGCGGCCCAGAAATGATCAAAACATGGTGCTTCTCAAGCTTGTCGAAAGATTCGTTGAAGCTCGGATTAGGCACGTAGACCTTAACCTTTTCCTCCATTTCCTCGCGGGATTGTGCGGCAAAGTCGTAGTGCACGGAACGAATGATGCGATCTAATACCGCAGCACTCGATAGCCATAATTTGATGTGACTTTTTTCTATGCTCGGGTAACGTCGAAGCATGGCATTGAGATCTTCAGGCCCCAGGATATCCGCTGATTGCTTAAGCTTGGTGCCAATAATCTCTGCGAGTTCAATTTTATTCGCAGGTGTAAGCGGGCATGAGGTGACGAGTAGGTAACGGTCCGCGATTAAACAGTCGATAGTCGCGCGCGCGCGCCTCATCTCGGATTTTAATTGTGAGAAGCTTGAGCCGGCGTAGTGTTTGGCTTGCAAAATAGTGGTCTGCCCACCCATGGCGTGGCGACCATCTATTCCTCCATCAGGGCCTGGACAGAAGCCCTCAAAGTTAAGCGAGAGAGCCTCACCCACCAAGTCGCGGGTCAAGTCTTCAAAGTCTGCGTATGAAAGCGTTTTGAAGTCGTACATTGTTTGAGGCTTTCTTGGTTCGGGGGGGCGGTTGGAAACGAATCTAGCAGCAATCCGAATATAAAGTTTACCGCCTGGAGGTCGCGAACTACTTCCACCGTTTGAGCGATCGATCACTTATAGATGCTCTGCTGTCATCTCGGCAAGGGTGCTGTCTGGCTTAGGTGATTAAGTAGCCAACTCTGGACTAGTTCTCGGTCTTTTTCATTGAAGCCGAGCAGTTGCCGGCGGGCGTAGCGGATAGAGGCACCACCGCGCTTCGCGATGTCGATGCCACCCTCTTGGTGAACGCGGGCGATGCGGGCTACGCGTCCGGCGTATCCGACGCGCAACCCGTCCGCGTTGCTGGTCGCTCGCAGATGGCGGGCCATGCGGATGCGTCGAAACATGGCGCCGCGACGAATGCGGCCGGCACGGTCCTCTCGCTGCGGCTTGCGCGGTGCGTAGACGCTGCCGTCCGGGTTGCGTTGCTGCGCGATGCGGCGTTGTTGCGACCGCCGTAGATCAACAGCTAGCGCTTGTAGCAGTTTGCTGCGAGCGGATGGGGCCAGCGCCGCAATCAGCGGCGTCGCCCACGTTTCCAATTGCTCAAGATCGTTCACGGCACCATGCCGAAGTTGCACCACGACTCAGGGTCGAACTTCGGCTCGGGCCACGGCGTAATACGGTCCTCGCCGTTCTGCAGGACGAGCACGCCGATTCGTTCGGTTAGCGGTAAACGAATCTCCACGTCGGCGCGCTCATGGTCGATCACGTCCACCTCAAACGCGATATCGCCGCGCCGGTCGGGATTGGCGAGCAATTCGTTTTGATGCAGTGCGGCCCAGCGCAACACCGCCAGAAAGAGGCGATTGGCATCGCCGACGAAATCCACCAGCACCAGCGACAGCCGATAACGCAGTTCGAATGACTCGCTCGTTTGCGCGGTGCTGATTAGGCTTCCTTCCTCCACGAACACCAGCAGGCTTTCGGGGTTGCGTTGCAGTTCTGGAATCGCCTTTGCGAGATGGGCGCGCAAACTGGCCGGCTTGTTCATGGATTGCGCAGGCGCAGCAGTTCGCGCACGTAGTCCTGCAAGCCGATTACTTGCTCGGCGTTGGCGTGACAGGTGGCGTAGTTGTCGGCGACGGCGCCGGCAACGTCAGAGAGCGCAACGCCAGCGGCGGGCGCATCAGGATTTCCGGTGCTTGGGGTGGTGGGTTGGTTCGCTGCGGCGGCGTCATGCAGGCGCACAAACCCAACAGGCACAGTGCAAGCAGCGTCGGCGGTCGGAGTGACATAGATGGGGATTTCCTTGGTGATGATTTGGGCGTTGGCGCGCACGACCTGCACGCGGTCCACGTAACGCACCACAACGCGCTCATGGGCCAACGCCAGATCGCGGGCGTCCTCGGCCTCGCGGCGGGCGTCCTCGGCCGCGCTGGCGCGTTCCTCGGCCGCGTGGCGGCGTCCGTTCTCGATATGGACGAAACCGCCGACCAGGGCGACCAGCACCAGCAGCAGCGCTAGCGCACGGGTCATGCGGCCAGCCCGAACGCGGCCAGGGCGCGTTTGGTGCGCGCCGCGCGGTCTACCCAGCCGTTCGGCAGGCGGCGGGTATCGGTGCGGCCCAGGTTGAGTTTGCGACTCACGCCGAGCGTGTCGTTTTCGTCGGCCAGGATGTTGAGGCCACGACCGCGCCAGTAGGCCGCCGCGATATCGGCGCCGACTTCCACGCCGGTTGCAAGGTCGGGTTGCGCTTCCAACGGCAGGCCCAGTAATTCGCCGATCCAGCGGTAATTTGCGCGCCCGGTCAGATGCACCGGGCTACGGCCTCGGAAACGATAGCCGTCGCCGCTGGACTCGTTGCGGTTGCCGTTGCTCGACGCATACACGCGATTGCCGATGCGTTCGGGCTGGCCCGCGTACTGCGCGGCCGTGGCTGGGTTGAAATGGTCTTCGAAGACTTCCAGCAGGCGCGAGGCCGAGTAATTGAGGTTTTCTTCCAGGCGCGACAGGCCGGCGCTTTCGTGCCCGAGCTGGGCCAGGAAGTGCGCGGCGCGGCGTGGCGTGGTGATGCCTTGTCGGTGCATGGCGCGCAGTAGCGGCGACAGCCATCGCACGGCGCGGGCGGGCGGGCATTGAACGGCGGCGGCCAGTTGGGTTTCAGTGAACATGACGGCGGGGACTCCGAATCGACAGACGGGACGCGCGGGGGTGTCCGTGGGCGATGTAGCGCCACCACGGGCACGGCGCTTGCAGCGCCAGGAAGATGCACAGGGCGCAGCGCAAGACGCGCTCAGACGGAAAGGCAATCGCCAGCCACGGCGGCCACATGACCGCGGCGCCCGCGCAGGACACGACCGCGACCAGGGCAAACAGGCGCAGGGCGAACCGCAGGACCGCGCCCAGGTCGGCGCGATCGATCGAGCGCCAACCGCCCGCGCCGTAGGCGGCGAGGTTTTGGGCGAAGATCAGTCGCAGTTCGTCGCGCAGATCGGCGCCGGTCGGCGTGTCCTTGAGCATCGCCAGGGCGGTCAACAGAGCGACCAGGGCGCACAGCCAATCGAACAGGATCATTCCGGCTTGCCTCCGATAACGCGTTTCAACCGCTCGGCCAATGCCTCGCCAATGACCGGGATCAGGGATTGCGAAAAAAACGCGATCAGCAGCGCGAGCGCGGGCGCGACGGATTGCAGGAAGTCCAGGCCGGGGAACGTCGGCACAACGATGGCAATGCAAGCCGATACGGCGGCATAGGCGAGTGCCAGGCCATACAGCCGTTTACGGGTGCCTCCGGGACGGCTGGCGAGCAAACCGCAGGCCACGCCGGTAAACGCCATGCACAGCACCGCAGCCGGCACGCCGACGTGTGCGAGTGGCGAAGTCCAGGCGATCACGCCCAACGATGAGGACGCGGCGGCCGTGCCGGTCAGTGCGGGAATGGACAACAGGGGTTCGGTCGGTGGCGTCATGCGGTCGATCAGTCCCAAAGTTGGATGAGGGTTTGGTGGGCCGGCGTGGTGGCGACGGGCGGCAACAGATCCACGGCGGTGCCATGCGGCAGGATCGGCCCCAGGTCGGCTAGGGCGGGATTGGCGATGAGCGCGGCCTCTACAACGCCCGCCGTGCGTCCCAGGACGCGCCAGCACAGCGCGTCCAGGGTCTCGCCCTGCGCGGCGTAGACGCGCATCAGATGAGTTCCACGACCGAACGCGTCGCGCCCGTGATATCGCTCACGGCCCACGACGCGTTGCGGCGCCAGTTGCCCGCGTGGTCCTGCGCGTCCTCGGTGCGACGCTCGCCGCTGCCGGTGCTGTCGAAGTCGGGATAGCGTTCCATCACGTCCGCTTTGAGCAGGCAGGCGACGGCGCGGCGGTACAGCACCAACAGCCGCGATTCGCCGTTGATGCGTCTGGATGGGACCGCAGCGAGCGAGGGATAGCCGGCGCCCTCGTTGCCGGCGCGAAACTCGCGCAGGCGCGCATTGATCGACATGGCGGCGTAGAGCGCCAGTTCGCGCAAGCGTTCGCCGGTCACGGTGCCGTCAATTCTGCCGATCTCCCGCAGGTTCGACAGCGACAAGTCGGGGAACCAATCCTCGTTGGTCAGGGTGTCGCGTTCGGGTGCGGTGGTGTCCGGTGCGACGGCGATAAAAGCGCTCATGCAGTGTCCAGGTAAAAACGGCGGTGGGGGGCGAGCGATTGGGGAGAGAGGTCCGCACGCTCGCCCCGCCGCCGTGCGCGCGGGTGGGCGACTCGGTAGAGCCAGGGATGGGCCGAGACGGCGGGCGGATTACGCGGGTGCGGATTCCGGCCCGCCGCTCTCGGCTTGGCGCAAAGCGGGATCGGGCTTGTTCAAAGCGCGGTCGAGACGTTCGATTTCCTTTTTGACGCCTACGCGGTCGTGCAACTGCAAGGCGCGGCGCAGATGGTCGCGGGCAATCTCGGCCCAGCCGCGCGGGGCACCGGAATAGGGCGCCTCGCCGGCCTTCGCCATGTAGCCGATGCCGAGCGCCTTATGCAGCTTGGCGCGCACTTCGTCGGGCATGTCCTTATCGCGGGTCAGTTCCTCGGCCTGCGACAACACCCCGAGCGAAAACGCCGCGCCGCCCGCCTGCGCGATCAACGCCGCGTCGGCGATTTGCTCGGCGATGACGGTTGCGGTCGTGCGCTGGTACGTGTCGGGCATCGCCAGATCGAACCGCAACGCATAGTCGGCGATGCGCAGCGCATCGGCGTAATTGCCCGCGTCGATGTGCCAGACCAGGACGAACATCAACACCGCGTCTTGGCCGCCACGCCCACTACTCAACACGCCTTCGATCCACGGTGCGTACTCGGGCAGCAGCTTGCGTTTGACTTCGATCTTTCGTTCTACCGACTGAACGAGCTTCAGGCGTCGGCGGTCCTCGGCGAGCTTCATCAACATGAGTTCGTAGGCACTGGCGTTGATCGGCTCGCCGGGGTCCGCCGAAGCCGAAGCCTCGGCGGCCGATACGCGTTCGAAGTGATGGCGTGCGAGCGTCATCGCTTACTTCGCCGGGACAATCTGGATGTTCTCGATAAGGCAACCGGCCGCATAGTCCTCGACCACATAGGCGTCGTTGGACGATTCGTAATTCTCGATCCGGTCGCGCTTTGCGTTGTCGGTGATCGTGCGGCGGCGCGAACCTTCCTGCCAGTAGATCGAAAGATTGTCCAAGCGGGTGATAAAGATCGAGTTCGGCGGGAAGTACGGCACGCGCACCGCGCCGTGATCGCCGATGCGCTTCTGACTCACGATCATATCGGCCGCTAATTTCTCGGTCGGCACGTTCTGGTTGAGTAACGGAAAATACTTGTCGGCCAGCAAGCGACGGCCGCAGATCGCGACCAGCCCGGCATCTTCCTGCCACCACGGCGCAATGAGGTTGTTGACGGCATCGAACACCAATGCGTCAAGGTTGCCGTAATCGGCGTTGTCGCCGCCGATCAGGATCGCGCCGCCTGCCTTACCCTTGTTCAACACGCGGGCGGAAGCGTTCTCGCGGTACTTCTGCAACCAACCCTTGTTCACGTCCTGCAAGAGCGGGTTCTTAACACGATCCGAGTTCGCGACGCGATCAACGCCATTGAAGCCGATAATCATGCGGTCCAACGCCTGCCGCTGGAGCAAGCTATTGCGCACGCGGGCTTGGAAGTCCTTGAACTTTGCCCAGGCGTCCAGCTTGGAATACTTAATGTGGGTATCGCTGTTGGTCTTGGTGCATTCGTAGCCGGTGGCGTCGATGCCGGTCGGGTCGGCGGTCTCGCGGTCCTTCTCGTCGGTGTTGGTCGTGCTGGCGACCGGCTCGCCGATGCCGAGCCCGAGCTTTTCGCCCTTGATCTCATCAACCGGCTGGATGTTCACGGACTGAAGGAATACCGAACTTTCCTGCATTCGGTTCTCCATCGTCTGTTGCACACTCGGCGCCACGGCGAATTGTTCGGTGGCGCTCTCCGCGTCGTTGACGGTCGCGACTTGAGCGGTGTAATCGTTGAACTTCTTGCGGGTATTCTTAAGCATTTGATAAGGACTCGAAAAAAGGGGAAGGCGCCGCGCGGCGGATTAGCAGTCGGTGAAGGCGTCGGCGTCGGCGCCGGTCGCGGTCGGCCGGGTCGGCTCGCCGTTTGGCGTCACGTCGAGCAGTTCCCGAAACGCTTTGAGTTCGCGTTCGGTGTCCGAGCGATAGCAGTCGAATTCCTGCCGTAGTGCCTGCGCGTCGCGGTTGCGCTCACCGATGGCGGTTGATGCATCGGCAGTGGCCTGCGCGATTTGCTCGACGGCGCTATGCACGTCGGCGAACCGCGCATCGTCGGTGCGGCTCTTGATACCGAGCAGTGAGCGAACTTTGTTGAACAACGTTTCGCCGGGCGCTGCGGGTTGTTCGGCCTCTTCATCAAATGCAAACTCAATGGGTTCGGCGACGGTAAACACAGAGTTGGCGCTGAACTTTCGCGAGGCGTAGGGATGACCGCCGGGGTTGGTAGCGGCGAACGTCAACATTTCGGTGCCCAGGCTCGCGGGGCTGTCGGTGACGGCCAGTCCGGTGAGATAGGCGCGGCCGGTGCTGGCGAAATCGGGCTCGATTTCGATAGAGGAATAAAGCTTCTGTTTCTTCTTGTTGAGCGCGACCAACGAAGTCGTGGGCTGAATCTGGGCGAACAGTGCGAGTTTGCGTTCGCCGTTGATCTCGACCATTTCGGTTTTGAGCGCCAGCACGTCGCCATACGCACCGAAGGGGGATTCGGGACTGACCGAGCGAATGTGTTCCATCCACACACGCGCGGCATAGGTCTCGCGGTTGTAGGTGGCGGCCGCGTCGAGCAGCCACGAACGTTCGATTACACGTCGGTCGCACGTGTTGCCCTCGACAGCGACGCGGTAAAACTTGACTTGCTTTGCCACCAGAGAACCCCGAACGAGTGTTGTTTCGATGGGGTTATGGTCGATCCCGGCGATGGCTCGCAGCAACGCAACGCACGCGTGTAAAGCGCATACACGCGGCGTAACGTTGCAAGCTTAGTGCGCGCGCGAACTAGCTTGCGTGCATGCTTTCATTCACGCCTGCGCCCAACATCGATCACCGCCGCAGTGCCCGCGCTCTGTACTGGCAGGGCTGGCGCATTACCGATATCGCGAAGTTCTACGCGCTTGCGCGAACCACGGTCGAAAGCTGGAAACAGCGTGACAAATGGGATGACGCATCGCCGATTGAGCGCTTGGAATCCTCGATTGAAGCGCGTGTGGTGCAGCTCGTCCACAAAGACCCGAAGACCGGCGCCGACTACAAAGAAATCGACCTGCTGTGCCGCCAGATCGAGCGCACGGCGCGAGTGCGCCGTTACAGCGAGCCGGGAGGGCACGAAGGCGACTTGAATCCAAACATCGCGAACCGAAATGCAAAGCCGAAGCGCAAGCCGGTGCGTAACGCGTTCAGCGAGGAGCAGCAAGCCAAGCTGATTTCGTCGTTTGACGATCAGCTATTCGGCTATCAACGGCACTGGCGCAAGAACGCATTCGGCGAGCGCATCCGAAACATCCTCAAGTCGCGCCAAATCGGCGCCACGTTCTATTTCGCGCGTGAGGCGTTGGTCGATGCGTTGGAGACCGGGCGGAATCAAATCTTCCTGTCGGCCAGCAAGGCGCAGGCGCACGTGTTCAAGCAGTACATTGCGCAGTTCGCGCAGACCGTCGATGTAGACCTGACCGGCGACCCCATCATTCTGCCGAACGGTGCGACGCTGTATTTCCTTGGCACCAACGTGCGGACGGCGCAGAGCTATCACGGCAATCTGTACTTTGACGAATACTTTTGGACGCATCAGTTCGAAGAATTGCGCAAGGTTGCGGCCGGCATGGCGCTGCATAAGCACTGGCGGCAAACGTATTTCTCTACGCCGTCAAGCGTCACGCATCAAGCCTATGCGTTCTGGACGGGCGCCCACTTCAATAAAGGGCGCAGGAAAGAGGATCGGGTAAAGGTTGACGTATCGCACGAAGCGCTGCGCGACGGTCGCATGTGCGCGGATGGTCAGTGGCGGCAAATCGTCACGATTGAGGACGCGCTACGCCAAGGGTGCAACCTTTTCGATCTTGATCAACTGCGCTTGGAGTACAGCCCGGACGAATGGGCAAACTTGCTTATGTGCGAGTTCGTGGACGACACGCTGTCGGTGTTCCCGCTCGCAGAGATGCAGCGCTGTTTTGTCGATTCGTGGAGCGTGTGGGACGACTTCAAGCCGTTCGCGCTGCGACCGCTCGGCCATCGTGAGGTATGGGTCGGCTACGACCCAGCATTGACCGGCGATAGCGCCGGTCTGGTCGTGGTCGCGCCGCCGCTGGTGCCGGGCGGAAAATTCCGCCTGCTGGAAAAGCACCAATGGCGCGGTATGGATTTCAAGACCCAGGCCGAACGCATCCGCAAGATTACGCAGCAATACAACGTGACCTATATCGGCGTGGACGCAACCGGCGTTGGCGCGGGTGTGTTCCCGCTGGTGCGCGACTTCTTCCCCAGCGTCCGCAACATCACGTATTCGGTGGAGATCAAAACCCGAATGGTGTTGAAGGCGAAGGATGTGATTTCTAGCGGGCGTTTGGAGTTTGACGCGGCGTGGACTGATATCGCGCAGGCGTTCATGTCGATCCGCAAGACCCTCACCGCGACCGGCCGGCAAGCCACCTACGAAGCCAGCCGCAGCGACGACATAGGTCACGCCGATTTGGCATGGGCCGTGATGCACGCGCTGGACAACGAACCCTTAGAGGGCATGACCGCCCGCCATCGTTCCATTGTGGAGATTATTTAATGAGTGCTGTTGCGCCTGCGGAAACGCAAATCACTACGAAGGCCAAGGCGCAAGCCTTTAGCTTCGGCGAGCCGGTGCCCGTGCTGGACAAGCGCGGTTTGTTGGAGCATCTGGAATGCGTACGCGCTGGCAAGTGGTACGAACCCCCGGTGTCGCTGGACGGGCTCGCGCGGGCGTTTCGGTCGAGCCCGCATCACGCGTCCGCCATGTACACGAAGTGCAACATCTTGGTGTCCACGTTCGTACCGCATCGCTTGCTCAGTGGCGATCAGTTCGAAAAGCTGGCGCTAGACACCATTGCTCTCGGTAATGGCTACCTAGAGCGGCGGGACGCGCGGAGCCGCAAGCCCCTGGCGCTGAAACATGCGCTCGCGAAGTTCGTTCGGCGCGGTGTGGACGATGGTCAATACTTTTTCGTGCGCGGCTGGGAAGATGAACACGAATTCGCGCCCGACAGTGTCTTTCACATCATGGAGCCGGATATCAATCAAGAGATTTACGGCGTGCCGCAGTACGTGAGTGCATTGCAATCGGCGCTGTTGAACGAGTCGGCGACGTTGTTCCGGCGCAAGTATTACCTTAACGGCAGTCACGCCGGCTTCATCATGTACGTCAACGATGCGGCGCAGGATCAGGCCGACATCGATGCGATGCGTAACGCATTGCGCGATGCAAAGGGCGTCGGCAACTTCCGAAATCTGTTCCTGTACTCGCCGAACGGTAAGAAAGACGGTGTGCAGGTTATTCCTATCAGCGAAGTCGCGGCGAAAGACGAATTTCTAGGCATCAAGGGCGCGACGCGAGATGACGTTCTCGCCGCGCATCGCGTGCCGCCGCAGTTGCTTGGCATCGTGCCGAACAACACGGGCGGCTTTGGCGACGTGGAGAAGGCGGCACGGGTATTCGCACGAAATGAGTTGTTGCCGCTGCAAACCCGCTTCCAGCGCATCAATGATTGGTTGGGTGAGGAAGTCGTTCGCTTCATTCCGTACAAGCTGGGCGATTAATCATGGTGCATGACTCACGTAGCCAAAGATGACGATAAACGGTATTGAAGTTCCACGAAAACCCGATCAAGCTCACATAGTACCCATCAACAATCGGAGCGGTTATGCGTTGGATCGCAGGAGCTTTTGTTACCGTCGCGCTTGCGATGGTATCTGCAAGTGGGGTGATCTTCTTCTGCAAGCTCGGTAAGTCGTACAGTGAAATTGCTGTAAATGATATGGCTAATTTCGGAACCTATTTTGGCGGTGTGGCCGGCCCTCTTCTTGCGTTTCTAACGGTCGCCGGACTAGCGCTGACAATGATGATGCAGAATCGCCAACTTGAGCAGGTCGCGGAAGCGAATCTCAAGGATCAGCATATCCGAATGTTGATCGAGATCGGGCACGACATTGCAGCAATGGAAGTGCAGCACATAGATGGAAATATCACTCTTGGGAACGTCTTAAATGAAGGTGGGCAATTAGGGCGAGGCAACGTTGGCGCTCTCAGAAAGCTACTTCCGCGATACGTCAAAGTCCTTGGGCTCTACGCGAAGAGCGTCGCGCTGTACAGGGTGAATATTTCGCCGGACTTTGATTGCAAAGCGTTCGAGCAACGAGGGTTGCGTTTGTTAGATCGCGTTGAGCCACATGCAGAATACTTAGGTCAAATGGGCGGGCCCGCCCTCGCAACTATTCGTGGGCATCTTGAAAACACTTTGCGAACATCCGAATCAGCAGACACCAACTGA